ATGAAAAAATTCATGGCTATGAATCATCTGCCATCTCCTGACTCAGAGCACACAAATTCATCAGACCAGCCTGAAGAGATCCCTGCACCAGATAATTCAAGAGGCACATTTGCTGAAGTTTTACTCGCTTTCTTCAAGCTTGGTTTGACGTCATTTGGTGGGCCAGCTGCTCATTTGGGGTACTTTCGTACGGAGTTTGTTGAGCGCAGAAAGTGGCTAGATGACAAAAGCTACTCGGACTTAGTCGCTCTATGCCAGTTTCTACCTGGCCCAGCAAGTAGTCAGGTAGGCATAGCACTAGGGCTTGGTCGCTGCGGTTGGGGTGGAGCATTCGCGGCGTGGCTAGGATTCACCCTGCCTTCGGCAATCGCACTCATTCTTTTTGCAATCGGTGTTTCTCAATGGGCAGCGGTTGCTCAATCTGGAATCATTCATGGACTCAAAATAGCTGCGGTCGCGATTGTTGCCCAAGCTGTATGGGGGATGGCCAAGTCCCTTTGCCCTGACAGACTGCGTGCCGGTGTTGCAATTGCAGGCGCTCTTTTAGCTCTAGCAGTGCCTTCTGCTGCAGGGCAAATAACAGCCATTGTTATAGGGGGAATGATTGGGTACTCAAGACTAAAGCTGAACCAACTACCTACAACAAAGCATCTTGATTACGGCGTGAGTAAGTTGACTGGTGCGGCTTTGCTGGGTATTTTTGTAATCCTGCTTGTGATGCTGCCGCTCATAGACTCATTGAGCCATTCATCAATCGTCACCGTTTTAAGTGACTTCTATCAAGCAGGTTCATTGGTGTTTGGGGGTGGACACGTTGTGCTTCCTTTGCTTCAGACAAGCGTAGTTCCGAGTGGCTGGATATCAAACGAGGTCTTTCTTGCAGGTTACGGCGCTACACAAGTCGTTCCAGGTCCTTTATTCACATTTGCGGCTTACCTTGGCTCAGCCATGCCCAGCCCTTTTGGCGGTTGGGTTGGTGGCTTAGCACTGCTCGTGGCAATTTTTTTGCCTGCTTTCTTACTGGTCGTTGGCGCTTTACCGTATTGGGAAACTTTACGCCAGCGAGTCGCAGCGCAAAAGTTTATGGCAGGCGTGAATGCGGCCGTGGTTGGGGTGTTAGGGGCCTCTCTTTATGACCCCGTGTGGACCAGTGCAATTCATTCAAAAGCCGATTTCGGGGTGGCTTTAGCTGCATTCGGATTACTGGTTTATGTACGGTTGTCACCTGTCCTCGTGGTGCTGCTTGCAGCGTTTGCTGGATGGTTACTTCTGCTGTGAACAACCTTAATGGGTTGCAAGCCGCCTCAGATAACAGCCTGCTACGGTGCACCGCCAATCACCGGCCAAGTGGCGCGGCAGGTTCTTGCATCAAGCGCGTGCCCATCAGCTTTTGCAGCCAGCTCTGTGTATCGCTGGCTGCACTGTCCGAGTAGCTCGTTTGCGGTTGCGGCGTACTCGCTGACGGCGGCGGCGGAAGCTGTGGCAATTCGGTCATTGGCTTCTTTGAGTTGCTCGCGCAGCCGACCAGCATTGCGAGTGGCAACAGCAGCAGCGCCAGCAAGGCGCGTTTGTTCTTGGATGGCGTCATTCAGTGCACCTTGGTAATTTGTGTTGATGGCCTGGGCCACCAGGAAGGTGCCCGCATCGCGGTCGGCCAGCTCTTGGGTATGGGCCAGATTGATTTGCGCAATGTCTTCGCCCAGCCGCCAGCCATTAGCCAGCCACCCCGCGCCAAAGATTGAGAGCGCGGCAGCGGCCACCAGATAAGGTTTGGTTTTCATTGCACCCCCATGCAGTCACTGAACCGCTTTTGCTGGCGTGTCCACACACCCTTGCAGCCTTTGGGGCCCCAGTTCTGAGGCTTGGAGCAATCGCGCCCATCTTGTTTGCGCCACGCCAGCAGTGCTTGGCAGGCCGGCACGTAGTTGCCCGCCAGCAAGTGCGTACGCATTGAGCTGCCGCGCCAGTTGCCAATGCCGAACTGGTAGGTGAAGTCCAGGTACAGGTCGTACTCAGCCTGATGCAGCAGCACACCGGGCAAGCTGGCCTTGAACATGGCTTCATCTTTGCTTTTGTGATTGCGCACCAGCTGCAGGGCGCGCTCTTGGGTAATGGCTGGGTCTGCCAGCGTCACGCGGGTGCCGTCTTCATAGACCGTGGAGCCATAGCCAATGGTGGGCACATCACCTTGTGTGGGCACATAAGGTGCTGACCGGAAACCTTCGGCGCCCAAGGTGGCCAGCAGGCCAGCGGCAGAAACAGTCAGCGCTGCAACGGTCACACGAAGCTTGTTAGACATCGCAGCCCCCTTGAATGGCTTTCATGCGTGCTTGGTGCTCTGCTTCCGTGCGCGCGTCATCACGCAGGCGCAAGCCGTACTCTTTGCGGCGAAAGTAGAAGTTCACCGCCAAGCCCAGCAGCGCAATCACAATGCCCACCCAGCCAAAGAACGCACTGGAAGTGGCCCAGCCAAACCCAGCGGTCGCAGATCCGGCCAAGGTGGTCTTGCTGCCAACGGCTGCAGCGTTCGCGGCTTCAATTGCTGTTTCGACTTTCATTTGGATGCGTGCCTATCTGGTGCCCTGTTGGTTGCCGCAAGTGTTGCGGCTGCATCGCAATCCCCTATGCCCTATGCAGGGCGTAAAAAAACCGCCCGAAGGCGGCGGTTTGGGGTTGCTTGCCTTCTTGCAGGCAAGTGTCTTGAGTTGGGCATGGTTTCCCTAGCCCTAGCCGGGGTGCCTATGTGCACCTGAAATCTTTAACTCTCATCATTGCGACGAGAGAAGCCCGAGATGATAGCAACCAACAACAGGCTGCTTATCCAACCAAACAGCGTTTCAAACCACCCCACAAAGCGCACCACGTAGCCCCAGCGCCAATTCAAAATTGGTTCATGAACCGCACTTTCATTGACAGATGGTATGTATGCGCCCCAAGCTTTCTCTTGCCCCAAATCCACCACAGGCAACAGCAAGTCCAGCGAATAAAACAATGGATCGAAGGTTGAGTACTCCCCGGGCAAAGCAGTGCAGGAAGGCCAGTTGCCTGCCGCCACTGTTGGGTCGGACTGATGAGGCTTGCATTTGCTGTAGTTTGGATTCTGAAACACCAATGGATCTGAGGGTGCAATTGCATTGAATGGAGGCTGAGCAAGACCCCAGTAGAAACCTGCGCATATTAGCCAGGCCGCGAACATCCAACTCACCAATCGAACAGGTCGGTAGCCATAGCCCGCCAATTTCCCAAACCAATAATGTGCGCAAAAAGTCATCGCACGTTCTGGATGCCTGAAAAGCTCACAAGGGTCTTTGGGGAACTGACCCCGCCTGCCAATCTCACGCAAATGATCTTCCAAGGCAATCCCGACCTGCTTGGCATCTTCTGTATGCCCCATCTCACGCAACACACGCTGCAGCTGACGCCATGGTTGAGGGCGAAAATTCGCAGCTTCAAGGTGCGCCTTAGGCTGCCTACTTAACCATTCCAGTCTAGCTTTCCCGCTAGTTGCCGCTAGCCCCCCAAAAGACCCATAACGAAAACCATCGAGGGTGCTCTTCGGGCCCCAAGCGGCTAAATCATCTACAAGTACCGATACCTCTGCATGCGAAACATTGATACACATCGGTTGTTCTGATGTTTTCAAGTGTAAGACCCCGCGCACAACAGCAGACTCAATGCACAAGGCATAACTATTCACCGCTGCAAACTGTCCATCAGTGCAATCGAGATCTCCTCCAATTTGCGCACCCAACAATCTAACCTCACCCGTAGCTTTAAAACTGCGGCAGAGGTTCACTCCATTTTTTACATCTAAACGATTAGCCAGTAAGGCCACATCATTCGGCACTTCAAACAGTCCGCCGTAGCAATTAAGGTTGCCACTAATCTGTGAGCCAAGCAGTATGACCATACCCTTTGCCTGAAACCCGTCGCAAAAATAAACGCTGCCTTTTACATTTATTCGCTCGGCAGACAATGCATCACCACTACTGCCTTCAAACCTGCCACCTCTACACAGTAAATCACCGCCAATCAGCGAGCCTATCAAGCTGACCTCACCTTTTGCACTGAACCCGTCACAGAGGTTCACACCCCCCCGAACGTCTAAGCCTTCAGCCAAAAAGGCATTCCTCCCATTACCGTCAAATACACCACCTGTGCAGTCCAAATTACCGCCAATTTGCATGCCCTGCAAGCTGACATATTCTGTTGCTTTGAACCCATCACATAGTTGCACATCTCCTTTGACCACTGCCCCATCGGCCAACAGAGCACCGTCTTCAATCTCATTAAACTGCCCATTCTTGCAGTTCAAATTTCCACCAATCTGAGCGCCTAAAAACCTAACTTGCCCCGTAGCCCTAAAGCCGTTGCTCAAAAATACTGTTGAAGAGCAGTGCAACCGATCAGCTTTAAGACCATGAACAAGGTGACTACCTTGCAGGCTAAGGACACCATTCAGTTGAGCATCTTGCGCAACAATCGGCTCTGAAAAAAAGCAGTTAGTCAAGTTAACATTTACTGCAAGGCTGCATCCACTAAGGTTCAGCTGTACATCAACATAAGCTCCCCTCAAATTCACACCTCTCTCATGCACAGGTGCTTGCTCATCGCCACCTAGCAGCAAAAAGCGCAGAAAATCAGCTCTGACACAGTTTGCTTCAGTGACTGGCACTAACTCTTCTCTTTGCGGAGATAACACAGGACCTAGTGCTTGCACTGGTGCGAGTAATGGCAACGGCCATGGCACTGAATGACTTAACACGGCGAGTCGCCCCAACCTACACGCCTTCAACAGTTTTTGCTCACCGGGCTTAAGCGGCAGAAAATCACTCAAGCTGCGGCCAAACGGTTTCTTTGATGTCTTAGGTTGTTTTGGCTCCATGGCTCCCACCCTCTTTTCATACTTTTGTGTTGAAGCTGGATATTAGCGGCGTCTCAGATACAAATACTGACACTTGCCAATCAGAGCACTGGCGCTATACTGAACGGGTCTCGAAAGAGATGGAGCGTAAGAACTCCTTTGAATGAGCGGAAGAGCCGCACCCGATAGCTAGCGGTTTTTTTGCGCCCGGAATTTGCGCGTCTGTACTTCGCACTGACGTTTGACTTATGGCCGGGAGGGCGACGGATACAACACCCGCAAGGGAAAGAAGTCCGCCTGGCTCATTCCAGGTTCTTAACCTCCCGGCCGCCTCATGGTTGCGCGTAAGAACGCTCCATGGGGCTTCATAAGTCTCAATGAGGAGCAGTCCATGTCGCAATCCACCTTGGCTATCAATGCCAGTCCATCCGAATCCACCTTCAGCTTTGGCACGCACAATGTGCGCGTCGTCATGCGTGATGGTGAACCTTGGTTTGTTGCGGCTGATGTAGCCGAAGCGCTGGGCTATCGCAACGCCCCTGATGCGGCGCGCAATCTTGGTGAACACCAAAAGGCTTCTACGCAAATTGTGCGTAGTACCTCTGGTGGCAATCCAAATCTCACCATCATCAATGAGTCAGGCTTGTACCGCCTTGTTCTGCGAAGCCGCAAGCCCGAAGCGGAAAAGTTCTCAGATTGGGTCACAGGCGAAGTTCTGCCCAGTATTCGCAAGACTGGCAGCTATGGCCAAACTGCCTACGACCCCGACCGAATCGCCCTCGCCCACCGCGCCGCGCTGGTGGCCACGGCAGAAGTGTACCAATCAGTGTTTGATGCGGTGATGCAGGGCCAAGACTGGCAACTGAACCGCTACATGCTGCGCTTTGATGCCACTGCCGAAGACGGCGCGGTGGCCCGCGTCAAGCCTGTTGACCGCAATGCCTATGTGATGCCGATTGAGCGCTTCCACAGCGCGATTGAGGACAGCATGATGGTAGATGCGCAAACGCTGACGCAGTTGGCATCTACCTGCACTACCCGCTTGGGCCGCATGGCTGCCCGCAATGCAGTGGCGGCGCCGCAGCAAGGCAGCTTGCAGCTTCGGTAGCTAGCCAATCGAGCTGATGGGCGGCACCGTGGATGACACATCCCCGCCATAGCTGTACCCCACGGACATGCTGGATGTGCCACCAATCGATGCGCCCACATGCATCATGGAATAGGCAGAGCTGGTGAGCTGGGCATAGACCTGTGTGCCGGCCTTAGCCGCTTCCAAGCGCGCTGCGTTGGCGGCGTTGGTGGCGTCGTTATTGATGCGGGCTGTCTGCAGAGCGCCTTGTACGCCTGCGGAATACTGGCCCACCACTGCTTGCCAGTGCGCCAGCTGTGCCTGTGCTTCGGCCATGGCCGCTGCAGTCTCTGCCCGGTAGCCATCCAGCATGGCGCCGCTTTGGCGCGCCACGGAATCCAGTCGCATACCTTCTGTGCGCATGCTGGATTCGTAAGCGCTCCACTCTTGGCTCTTGGCCGTAATCAGTGCTTGGTAACGTGAAATGTGGGCACGGGCAATGTCGGCCTCGGCCCCCACTTGCGATGCATACGCAGCTGCCTTGGCTTTGTACACATCGGCCTTGGTGGACTCGCCCTGCACCTGGGCCTTGAAGGCCTCGATCTTGGCGGTTTCAGCATTCACCTGTGCCACATAGCCGCGTACTTGCTCACCGGCTGCGCTGATTTTGGCTTTCTCAATCTCCACCAGCGTTTGCGCGGCACCCACCTGGGCTTTAAAAATCTCCACGGTGGACATGCGCGCTTCAATCTCTGCCTTGAACTGTTCCACGCGCAGCTTGTTGATTTCTGCCTTGGACATTTCCGCCTGCAGCTGCGCCTTGAACACTTCCACCTTGGCCAGCTGGCCGTCGATGATGGTTTTATAGACGCTGGCATAGGTCTGGTAGCCCTGCAGCAACCCATTGAACTTCTGAATGGCCGCGTTGTGCAGCTGAATGGCGTTCTCTGCAGCGGCCTTGGACGATTCAAAGGCCATCTGTTCCATCTGGTAGCTGTAGTCGATCAGCTTGCTTTCCAGCTGCATGCCTTCTGCTACCGACTGGCGCATGTTCTCCTGCTCCATCTTGGCCTGCTCAATGGATACCTCGCGGCTGTGCGTGGCAAGCTGGTCGTAGTACTCCTTGGTCACTTGCTGCATGCCCACCACCAGCGCACCAGTGGGCAGCGGGAACCCGGCGCCGTCTGCCATGCGCTGCAGCTCTCGGGACTTGGCCAGCGCAATGTGCGTCTCGCGGCTGCGGCCTCGATCCCAAATGGCTTGTTCAACCGCAGGGGGCAGACCGGTACCACCTTTCAGGCGACGGGCAATCACGGCCTTCAACTGCTCCAGCAAGTCAGAGGCGTACTTTTCCCCGGCAACGTACTTGTATGGCGTGGGCTCCAGCAGCTCCAGCGTGGGCCGCTGCTCCAGTCCATCCAGCCAGTCCTCGCGCAAGTTGACACCGGCAAACGTCACCGTGCCCACTTCCATGTAGGTAGGCAAGTCCGGCATTTCAACCACCGGAGCGTCTGGTGTTGGTACGTCGCGGATGCTGGGGATGGTTGGAATGGCGCCATAGGTCAAGGTGGGCGCGTCCGGGATGTGGATGGTCAAGTCGTCCAGCTCAAAGCGCGTAATCCCCAGCTCCGGCACCTGGGCGCTGAATGCTGCGGGGCGCGCCAGCAAATTGGCCGGCTCAAACTTCACCTCGGGCAGATCGGGCGCATCAGGAATGGCGCGGATGGGCGGCGCGGCGGGCGTCTCCCACTTGAAAGACACCGTAGGTGGTGTGTAGATCGCGGCATTGAGCGCATTGGTGAAGGTGCCCAACTGCTCCTGCGCCTTCTGCGCATAGCCTTCAGCGGTTCGATAGACCTGATTGACGATTTCTTGTGCGGATGCCATTAGCCAATCCTCCGTGTAGATGCCTGAATGTCCACCTCAATGCCTGAAAGCACGAAGGTCTGGCCCTCGGGGTTCTCAAAGCTAAAGGACAGGAAGTTTTCTCGAATGCCGCGCCCGGTTGTTGCGCGGGACACGCCCTGATCACGCAGCACCACGGGGTATGGGTACACGCGGCCGCTTTCCACACCCACGCTAAAGATGGCTTCGCCGCTGGTCTGGCGCAAAGCCAGATAGGCCGCTGCTACATGCTTTTTCTGCATCGACTTCCAGGCACGCGCGCCTGTGTTGATCTTGCTGACGATCAGCTCGCCCGCATCGGTGTCGCCGCCCAGCCTGTACAACCCAAGGGCAGAACCGGCATGGTGGGGGGTGATGGATTGAAAAGCGAAGCGGCTGTATTCCGTCACCGCTCCATTCAAGGTGTTCATGACAATTGCGTTCATGGCTTGAGTCCAAAGTAAAAGCCCACCCGCAAGAAACTTGGCGAGTCGGCAAGAAGAAAAGGAAAAGCGGTTGCGGAGTCCACCTCTTTGACAGGCGCCTTCTTGCCGCACTTGATGAAGTAGCGCGCCTGCATGGCCTTCTTGTCAGCAGCAGCGATGTATTGCTCCTGGCAGTAGCACACCATCCATGCCTCATCACTGAAGGAGCGCAGCTGCAAGGTGGAACGCGGCGCCACAGCGTGCGCACCCGTTTTCTTCATCTCCAGCTCTAGGTGGGTGAAGGTGGTCCGGTGCAGCACAGTGCCGGTGTAATGAAAGGGCGTGCCGTCGCGCCCTGGGTACAGAAACAAGGCGTCTTGTGCCCATATGGGTGCAAAGTTGGCGTCATCCCAGCCATACGCATTGGCCGGGGGATTGCGCTGCCCGCTGGGCACCAGTGGCAGTAGCTTTTCGTAGAAACGCAAATCGTCACTTCGGTAAAGCTCAACGCCTGCCAACTCCAACTGGCCATCCATCCCAAAATGCGGACAGGTGTTACTCAGTTTGACCGCCGTAGAGGCGAAGTACCGCACGGCATCATCCAGCACCCGGTCACCGGCTTTATAGGTACGGCTCTGCCCCAGCTCATGCACGGCGGTGGGCGTATGCAGAAAGTCGCGGTACGTCAGTGCATACACCGTGGGGCGCGCCTGCACGGGTTCACCCGTGGCGCTAAACACCTCTTTGACTTCCCGGCACAGCACATGGCCCAGATCCACATCCAGATCAAACACCATCAGGTTCTGCACCGTGATGGCTGGCCCAGCCCCCGAATGACTCCACCACCGGGCATTGTTTTCTTCCATGGGGCTAGCAAAGGTATCGGCCACGGCATAGCTGGTTTTGCCCACCTCCTTGTCACCCACTTTGAGCACACACCCCACCTCGCCAGAGAAAGACACGCTGCGGCTGGGCCACGCATCATCATCGGCAGTCACACTGGCTGTGTACCGCAGCGCGCGGGCAGCATCGCCTTCAAAGTAGATGAACCGCTCTTTGCCCTCTCGGTCATACCCAGCGGCCAGCAAGCACCGTCCTGTCAATGAAACTTCGCAGGTGAAGTGCCAGCTGGTGGTGTAGTGATTCTTGAACTTGGGCGTGGCGTAGAAGTCAGCGGCCAGCCCAAATGGCTTGTACCGGCCTGTGAGGTTGGACTCGGCATAGGTGGCAATCGTCTTGGGGCCGACATTGCCGTGTGCGTCCACCATATTGGCTTTGGTATCGCGGAAAGAAATCCACTCCGTCTCATAGCCATCGCCGGAATGCTCGGGCACTGCATCCACGGGCTCTAAGGCACCACCGCGCAGATTGAACAGGCGGTGTGGGCCCAAGGCTGCGTCATCACTGATCAGCTGATGCACTTGGCGCCTGTCCACCAAGTTGTCGGAAAGACTGCTCAGGTGGTGGGCTGCATCGGTCAGCCGCGGGTAATCGCTTTTTGCTGTCAACGCTCCGTAGTAAGCGTTGATGGAGAGTCCCAAGGACGTGCTGCTGAGCGCCACGCCGCCCCAGCGCATATCAAAGTGGCTGGCCAACTGCTGCAGAGAATCAAAAGTCTCGGTACTGCCGACACTGGTCGCATATTTAACGACCAGCCCCATGAACTGCACCTTGCAGCGCACATAGCGCGAGAGCGACACCCCATTGGCCGCAGCATCCTCAAACGAGGCGCCGTAGTAAGGCTGGAATGAATATTCAAAAATATTCTTGATCCAGTTGGTCGCCCGGTATGACTGTACATACCAGCCAGATGCACCCGGTGGGCGCGCTGCCACCTGGTTGTCATCCATCCACGGCGGCACATTGACGTTTTCGCCCGGACGATCCGAATCGCGCACCAGCTCACGGAAGTAGTTGATCCCCGCCTCAGGCACATCACCGTCATCAAACAAAAACGCTGTCTTGGGAATCACCACAGGCGCATGCGCAGGAAGCTCTTGGGTGTTGTCATCCGACAAGAACAGCACATTGTCTTGCCCATTCTTGGTGGAGTACGCGCCGATACTCATGATCGGGTCATAGAAGGCCGGCGCCTGAAACGGCGTCTCTCCATGGCCTTCGGGCGCAATCACTGGGTTCACCGCGTTCAAGTCCATGTCTGTGAACTCACGGGCCTGCCCCAGCTGTCCATCGACCTGATGGTTATGTGCCGCGTAGTAATTGCGATCCAAGCGGGCATAGAAGCTGCCCCACCCCTCCCAGTGCAGATTGCGCGTTGCCTTCTCGGGATTGAAGTTGCTCGACACCCGTTTGACACCAATGTCTGCCTGCTTCTCAGTGCTTGGGTTCACAAAGAAAGGTGTGGTGCCATTGATGGTTTTGAGTTCCAGACGATAAATATGGTCCAAAGACCCAGGCACTGAGCCACCCAGTACAGGCACGCCACCAAGGGCAATGGCTTTGAGACCATCTGGCGAGAAGTTCCAGTCCACGACAGGCGCGACAACACCACCACCAGATTCAACGGCCGCACCGCATTCCACGAAAGTGCGGTTCACCGCTTTGAGGTCAGCCAGCTTGATCGTCCCCACCACCAAGCCCGAAGATTTCACGGACTGGGTGATGAACACCAGCCACTTTTCTGCGCCACGCATGGCAATGGCAGCGCCGTCGATAGCCGTCCTTGTTCCTTGCTCAAAAAAGAAGTCCAGCTTGCACTGCTTGCCCTCGACATACACGGTGTCGTCTTCATAGGTCAGCACCAGTGACTTGTCTTTGGGGCCACGCCAAATCCGCCCACCACCCACACGGCTGTCGCAGATATGGTGTTTGCCGCTGCGCCCATCCACGTAAGTGAACACTTTGGGGGCATCGCCCACGGGCTTCGTAAAGTCCTGGCCCAGCAGGCTGCCACTGGCCACGCCCGGCTTGCGCACATAGCCTTGGGGCGACTGTTCATCCCCTGGCACCAAGCACCACCCATACTCCCATTGGTCGTTTGTCTGCTGCGCATCGTTGGCCCACACAAACACCCGGTCTTGCCCCTGCATAGACTCCATGCGCACCCGGGTGCCATCAGTCAGCACGCGGTTAAAGACAAAGAAGTCCCCCACCGATGCGAGCTTGGCCAAACTAAAGCGCGTGTAAATCTGCTGGATTTCAGTATGCCGCTGGGGCGTCATGCGCCCGCTTTGCATCACCACCGTGACCGGCTTGCTGCCAGTCACAGGCTTGCCGCCAAGGTCTTGCCAAAAGGGCTTGTGCAACATGCTCATTGGGGAATGGCGATGTACTGGGGAATACCGCCCACTTCGCGGAACGTGGCGGCCACTTCCTTGACCTCTGTGCGGTAGCGCTCAAACGTCAGGCGGTTGAACTGGCCACTGTTGAAGCCCGCCACAATGCCACCACCGGCAATGCACAGCATGGCCGCACCTTCGCCTCTGGCATCGCCCAGACCCACCATGTCACCTAGCACCGGCACGCCCGAACCCAGCACCACGCCCTGGTTGAGCACTTGCCTGAACTGCAGGCCTTCAAACTCCGTACCGCCCAAAAACGCAAGCTCCCGCTCGGTGCCCACGTAAATCCCATCGTCCACAGGAACAATGAGCGTGATGTTGGAGCCAAACTGCTTGTAGTCGCGCTGCAGGTCAAACAGCTCCCATTCGCCATGCAGTGAGGCATACAGGACACGGCCCACGGCCACCAGCATGCGGCCACGCCAAAACGCCAGTACGGTGCCCACCGGTGCGGGCTGCATGAAGGCCGTGCGGCAAGGCAAGGTCAGCGCGTCCACCTCACCCATGTAGCTGAAGCTGTCGCCACGGGCCACGCCTGCGTAATAGGCATGGTCGCTATTGGGTGGCGTCAGGTACACATTGAGCTCGTAGCCCTCCAGCTCGGGCAGGCCCATCAGCAGTACGCCGCCATCGTTGACCTGCAGTGGCGCGCTGTACACCGCCCCACCCTCCAGGCCATCCACAAGCCGCGTGTAGGTCAGCGCATAGCGGTATTCGCCCTTGGTCAGCTTGCCCGCCACCTCGGTGAAACCGCCCATCGACTGGGCCACCGGCACGCCCCAGTCGTGGGCAGTCTGGCCGTCTGTGATGCCTGCAATCAGTCCATTGGTGAACGCGGTGCGCCCATCGGGCAGGTTGCAGTACCAGACACGGGCAATGCCCAGCGACGGGTGCAGGCTGACTGCCGCGTCAGGCTGGCCATCTTCTGGCAGCGCCACCAGCTCACCACCCAAACGGGTAGCCAGTAGGTAGCCCTGAGCTTCGTGCACGTTCTTGTGGCAATGCTCGGACTGCTGCTCGTAGCCGGTGCGGCGGCGCAGCTCACGACTGGGCCCCACATCCACATCCAGTGCCACAGCCAGCTCTTTGTCACCCATGTTTTCGGGTTCAACCACGTTGTTGATGCCCCGGAATTCTTTGAGTTTCAGCATTCAATGTTCCATGTACGTTTAGGCCGGCCAAAGCGCGTGCCGGGTGCTATCGGCAGGGCATGCACGGTGATGGCCATGGTGTGCACGCCCCACTTTGTGGTTTGAAAGCCTTGCGCCTGCACAGCCAAGCGGGCCGAACTGCTGGGGGTGCCGAACTGGGTAGTGCAAAAGCCTTGGACGTTGCCTTGCCGCATGACTAAGGGTGTGCCGAACTTGGTGGCTTGCCAGCTTTGGGCCTGCGCCTTCAAGTGCAAATTCGCGGCAGGCGTGCCGAACTTCGTAGCCGGGGCCATACTTGCGGCGTGCATGGTCAGGCGGGCAGTAGCTACACCGAACTGCACCAGCGGCACGGCTGGCTGCTGCTGTACCTGCAGCTTCAAGTGCGCTTGTGGCCGCCCAAACACACCGCTGCGCCAGCTACGAGCCTGCGCCACCACTGGATAACCACCTCCGCCCACATCTGTATTGAAGGTGGCGCGCGGTATGCCAAACCGCACCCCCGTGGACACGGGCGCGGCAATCTGCGGCATGTAAGGCACCCCAAAGCCACCACTGACCCAGCTTTGGGCCTGCACCACCTTGGTCGGGGGCGCAATCCATCGCTCGGGAGTGCCGAACTTGGTGGTCATAAAGCTGCTGGCAACATGGCCGGTAGGCTCGACAACGTCCTGCTCAATCCACTGGGCATCAGCACTACCCGCCAGCAGCGCGGCATACGGCAAAGCGCCCAGCCAAGAAGCATCAGCGCTGACTGCAGCCAAGGGCAGGTACACCGGGGCAGCAGGCTTGGGGTGTGCAAATTGCCCATCAGCAGCACCGGCCTGCAGCGGCTGGTAGGCCTTGGCACCTTGCCAAGAAGCATCGACCGCACCCACAGCAAGCGGCGCGTAGGGCTTGGGCTGGGGTGTGGTTGTGCCGCCCTTGCGGCTCCACTGCCCATCTGCAGCACCGGCCTGCAGAGCCTGATAAGCCTTGGCCCCCAACCATGAGGCATCGACCGCCAGCGGCAGCAGTGGCACATAGGGGGTGAAGTCCTCGCCACCAGTGTCCGCCGCGCGCCACTGGGCACCAGCTGCTGCAGGGGCCAGCGCTTGGTAGACCTTGGCCCCGTGCCAAGATGACCCAGCCTCACCCGGCAGCAATGTGTCGTAGCCGGGTGTCTGTGGCAACTCCACAGGCGCAGCCCAGCTGCTGCCCGCGTCCATTCCAATCAAAGGGTTGTACGCGGGGCCAGCCTTCCAGGCTGCGCTGGCTTGATCAGCAGCGAGGGCCATGCTTACACCTGCACCTTGTCAATCAAGTCGTTGAAGGTGCCTGTGCTGTCAAACACAACGCGGCTCAGCAGTTCACCCTTGAGGGCCACGGGCACTTTGAAGCGCCCGGTTGCATCGCTTTGCGTCCACTGGGGCTGCGCCAAGCTGTCTTTGCTGCGGGGCGACAAAAGCACATCACGGGCCACGCCTGCGCCGTCTGCATCCTTGATCAAGCCGGTAACCAGCTGCAGCTTAGCTTGGGGCAGCCACAAGGCAAAGTGCGCAAACGCATCCGTCAGATTGCCTCGAATAGAAAACACGGTGCTTTTCTCAACGGCACCCGTGCTGGCATCCAAGACAACCACCAAAGCCGCCTGCTCGGCCCCGCCGTATTCCCGGTTTACCTTGTCGCCCGTGGCGTAGCCCATCAAGGCCACCTTGGTGCTGTCAGCGCTCAAACTGAACCCGAGCTTTGCCATGGACTTGAAGGTGTTGGCCGCTGTCGAAACCACCACTACAGGCTCAGCGGCTGCATCGGCCAGATTCAGCTTGTGCAACGTGCCCACGCCTGAACCGTCCACCTCCAAGGCGTAGTACAGGGTTTGACCATCCGGCGAGAAACCCAAGTCAGTGACAGAGCCGCCCATATTCAGCGCGGGCAGCGCCAAAGCCTCCAGCGCGGGCCAGGACTTGCCACGAAACCCATGCTCCGGGCCGTGCAGGTACACGGCATCACCCGTTGGACTGAATTTCAGCCAGTTGGTGGGCGACTGCATAGCGCCATCGTCACCTTCTGCCGGGTCATAAAACGCCGCATCCAGCTTCATGGCTACGTCGCGCGTCCAATCCGCAGTCTTGAAGGCCGCGACACCATAGGTGACACGGGCCACAAATAGATAGTCCTCGGCTGGGCTGAACTCCAGCACGTTGGCCATGGTTGGCCCCATGTAAGTGACTGGGGGGCCGTTGAACGTCAGTACAGCCACCTCCGCCTTGCCCACCGCATCCACCACACGCACGCCATCGCTACCTGCGGCAATCGCAACCACGCCTGCATTGCTGACAACCATGCCATTGGGAAAGAAGTTGCCACCCGCAAACGGTGGGGCCGTGTGCACCCGCTGCCAGCTGTCGGTGTCGTACACATCGACCAAGTAGCCATTGGCCGTAAATGACAGGCTGGGGGGATTTTGGTTATCGGAAGGCTCACGGCGCAGGCAAGCCACGAACTTGCCATTGCGCGAATGGGCAACAAATACCGTGTGCGGGCTGACCGGGGCCGCTGCCATGGTCGGGGCGTAATGACCATCGGCATAGGCCTGCACACCCAGCGTGCGGGCAGCGCCTGCCAGCTCAGACAGGCCATGCGGCACCACAATGCAGTCGAGAAAACTAGGCATGGTGCACCCCGCTTACAGGCTGAAAATCTTGAAAGCGTCGCCGTTCCACTGCACGGATACGTCCGAACCGTTGGTAGCAACCGGAAAACCCGTGATGGTGTCGATGTAAGCCAGCAAGGGGGATGTACCGGGCTCGCCTGTGTCCTTAAACAGCACCACGGCCTTAGCAGTCGCGCCTGCAGCTACTTTGAGCCACGCCACATCATCAGCATCAAACACGCCGCGCGTGGTGGTCTTGTTCGCAAGGGTCTGGGGCTGGCCCAGTGTGTATGCCGCAATGGCATCAAAAAAGGCATCAGTATCCAGATTGGGCAGGTAATCAGCGGATACCAGCGCCACCTTAATAACGTCGGTTTTCCAGTTAACAAGCTGGTTTAGCGTGCGCTCTTTGCCAAGCGCGAAAAGTGAATTAGCCATGGCTGGGACTCCTGAAGGTAGCCCTCAGTCTTTCCAGTCATGACCAATTCCGCTAACCCTATGCTGGGTTGAAAACAAAGGTGCTGCCACCGATACGATCGTGCTGGCATTTCTGCAGCGCCTAGGCAGAATGCACGTGAGCATCACGCATCATGACAAGCGTGGCCAAAAATTAGAGGAGGAGATCAACGTGCGATTAATCATCTTCACAGCGCTGGCACTGGCATGCCAGTTCGCCAAAGCTGAAACCGTTCAAGTCAAATACCTTGGCCCAATCTCACTGGATGCGTTCACGTGTACGAACGTGCAAGGTGACAGCAACGTAAACCGTATTTGCTATGACCAAAAAGAACGGTACATGGTCATTCAGCTGAAGACGACCTACTACCACTACTGTGAGATAGGCGATGCAACCGTGGCCGCTCTGCAAGCCGCCAGATCTAAAAGCCAGTTCTTCCAAGCCAATATTCGGGGTAGTGGTTCAGATGGGCCGTTTGACTGCCGCACACACCCTATTCCTAAGAAATATCGGAATTGAGCTTTAGCGGTTACGGCTGGCCATTAGCAGTCACTCCATGATTGGTCTTATACGGCTCATAAAAGGACCCAATCTCGAGATTTTTAAATTTGCCTGTGGCTAGCTCGCGATTGTTCACTCACACCATTATGGATAGACTCACTTTCACAAGAAAGACAAGCATTTTTGTCTGTCGACTATATCTAGTTACTCCGCACACAAAGAACAATGCAAGTCGCACATACCTTTAACGCTACGGAATGGATCGCCCAAAATGCTTATGGAGGCATTGAGCTATCAGACGAAGCTCGGGAAGCGGTGTCGAGCTTTACAACAATGTGGAATTTTTTCGAGAGCACCATATGCGACAACCGTGCCTCAATTGCTGCATTCGAGCGCGCTTGCGAACGGTTTGAGCCAGATCACACTCCTCCGCAAACGATTGAAACACTAAAGGAATGCTTGGCTTTTTGGAAGTTTCGCTACCGTACCCCCGAGGGATTTGGCCATCGATTTGATGCCCTGTACTTTCGACCAAACGACCGAAGAAATTATGTCGAATCCGTACTTGAAGGGCGAGAAACAGACCCAAAAGGTAACCTGCTTGCATTGATGATCATTATCTACCGATTGCGAAACAACCTCTTTCATGGCATCAAAACGCTTGAGATGCTGAACGATCAAGTCCATAACCTCATAAATGCCAGCCGCTGTTTGGCTGCAGTTATGGAGGCTATCCCATCGCACCTCCTTTTTACTCGACAGCAAATTGTGGCCAATCGCTAATAAATGCAGTGAGGTCTAGCCAGCCTTTCAAAAGAACCCATTTCGGCAGTTTGCATAAGTACCTGACAGTCCATGGCAACACTCTTGGATGTATATGCTAAGTTCGGCGAAGTCGCTGAAGCGGCGCAGTTGCTCGAAACTGAGTTGGGAAATCTGTTGCTGTCTGAAGCCATCGATATGCACGGTTTCCGGAAGACTCAGAACAAGGTACTTGCAAAAAAACTCATCGGTGAAATCGATCGAAAGACGCTTGGCCAACTGATTCAAGCGTTGAATAAGGGCCGCCAACCTGATGAAGCATTTCAAGGTTTGCTTGCAGTAGCGCTAAACGAGAGAAACAGGCTCAATCACTCTTTCTATCGTGAACACAACCTCCGAAGGAATTCAGTGCAAGGTCGGTTGCTCATGATTGCGGATCTGCGAGTCATTCACGATCACATTCTCTCTGCCTATATCACTGCGCTTCGTCAAACAAAGAGCGAAATTTCAGATGACACTCTTCTCAAAGCGCAATCAGGGCATCTGCCAATCTAAGAGTTTCTAGAGGTGTAGGGGCACGACCTTTCAGTCAAATGGACTGACTGTCCGCGTTGAGTTTTTGATTCAACTGGTCAATGCAACACAATGATCGCTACTGGCGCAAGGAGTGTTTGCATGAAGCCAAGTTCGTTTGCGAGAGTGCAACTATCAACATTGTTTCCAGTTGCAGAAGCGGCAGATTTAGTGCGAGGGAGGCTAATGTTGTCAAAATAGCGATGTTTACGACCACCAATTTCCATCTCGAATAGCCAGACTTGGTGTTTTCAACTAAGGAGCTATGAAAAATGGAATGGTCGACAATTGAAGCCTATATTGATTTTGTTTTTGCACTCATCAAGGTCGCTGTTCATGTCATGAAAGTATTGCAAACAAACTAAGTTGCAAATAAAAAGCCCTCATTCTGAGGGCTTTTTTGTTGGTTATTACTGCTCACCAAGCTCTGTGACCCATTCTACGAATTCTTCAATGTCGAATCCGCTATCGATATCAAGCAAGAAATGCATGTAGTTCGGCTGACCACCGACCAGCAATACTGCTGAAACACCTTCACTCTTGAGAAGTGGCACCACCTCATCACGCAGCTCTTTTGCGTGGGGGCGCATCGTGTCGAAAACCACGTAGCCTTGCCTTAGCACTTCTTCAGCAAGCGCTTCCGCTGTTAGGCCATCGTCCATGTCGAAGATTTCTAGCTTTGGTTTATTCATGAGAGGTTTTTGCCGCAAAGTCAGCAGCGTGTGAGCATGGGTTAATGATTTACTTAACCAAGGTCCGTATTTCTTCTTGAGTATCAAGGATGTCCGCTTCAACGGCAGCCAACTGTCGTTCGATGCCATTCAAAGCTGATGCATCGACTTGCACCTTAGTCAACCTCTCAACAACCAACTGAAGAGCGGATCGTTCCGAGTGAAAACCGACGAGCTGGACAGCTAGTTGCTGTAGTTGTGCCGGGTTGATGTCTATTGGGTCTGCAACACGAACCAAGCGTGCACCCTCCTGATTGAGAGAGGCATCTTGTGCTTTGGTATCTGAAGTGGGCGCCGCTCGCTCCTCCGAACCGCTTAGCAGCCATTCGAAATGCACTTCTAGTGCCTTGGCTAGGCGTGCCACGATCTCTGTTCTAGGTTTGCTTCTCCCTGATTCGTACCGAGAGATTTGTGCTGCAGCCACACCACTAGAGGAAGCCAAGTCCATCTGGCTCCACCCACGCAGAGATCGCGCTTGCACGAGGCGGTTTGCTAGTGTGTCATCCATAAGAACAATCAAGAAAAATCATAACTAGTATTGACTGATATTTTTTAGCATGTACTATACTGTTCATGCCTATTCAGTACCAATGCAAACGAAAGGAGATTGTATGAGCATGAGGATAGATAAGCCTGGGGCGCAATACGTATTGAAGTTTTTCGACAAGACATTCAAACAAAAGCTTAAGGCCAGTGCAGCGCTGAACGATCGAAGTATGAACGATGAAATCCTCTATCTAATCAAGCGCGGGCAAGAGTCTGTGAGGCATGAGGCCCAGCATGAAAAGCAGGCCTGAAAAAGGAAACGCCTCGGAGCTACTACCTTCCGAGGCGTCGAGTGTCAAAAACCAAATAACCAAACAAGGATTCAACATGTCGGATTCTAAAGCACTGATCATCGGAACAACAACCGTTCAACAAGTGAGCGGTCTGTATTCACTGAACGACCTACATAAAGAGGCCGGAGCCCTACCGAAACACAAGCCCGGTAACTTCCTCGGGATTGAGCAGACTAAGGAGCTCATGGCCGAACTCGAAACTGCTGGAATCTCAGCAGTTTCCACACGCGAAGGTCGTAACGGCGGCACCTACGCTTGCAAAGAACTTGTGATCGCCTACGCAGCCTGGATCAGCGCAGCGTTCCACCTTAAGGTGATTCGGGTGTTCTTGGATGTAGTTCAGCCGCAATCTGAACCCGTTCAAATGCGCCTTGACTACGACCGCATTAGCCCTGCTCAAGCGCAAGACCTCAAAGAGATAGTCGCGGCCATCGTTCAATCAGGCGTGCAAACCTACGGTGAGACTTGGAAGCGTTTCCAGAACAAGTACCAAGTCAACAGCTACTTGGAATTGCCCGCCACCCAGCATCTGGAAGCGCGCCGGTATTTGATTGCAAAGTTACCAAAGGGCTATGCGGGCGATGTTGTTGGCGAGGTTGACAAGCCCTCTGCCCTGCCTCGCCTTCAACTGCGCCATTTGCCCCCAGCCGCAGGCACCTACCGTTTCGACCCAGCCAATCCTTACCCAGCCACTGGCCGCACCATTGAAGTGGCCAAGAGCATCACCTCTGACATTCGCATCTGGAGTGACAACTTGCCGGGCACTGCACGCCAAGACCTGTACGAGGCAACGCAAGTGCTGTATGACTTATTGGTCAGCGGCTGGACTGAAGTGGATGAAGCCTTGGGGCAAATGCACACCGCCATTCACATGCTCAACCGCTGGCAAGGCCGCGGCGGGCGCGCAGGCAATACGCGCTGAGTGCACTTATCACCGAGGCACTACCCGCGCGAACAGTGCCTCGAGTGACTATGCGCACGCCCTCTTAGTTCACAGAAGACTATTTGGGTAGTGTTCTGTCGCTGCTTTCGGTCAAAAGCTGAGCATTTTTATTTGGAAAGCTGAATGGCTATTCGCTTTAATGCACCATCAACTTTATCTTTCCATCCTTCTGATAAGTCCAAAACGAGACTCAGCTGAAAGTGCCCTTCTGGGGGATTAGTGCCAACCGTTTCAGCCAAGAATGCAGGTAGCTTTGCGGCCTCGTCAATAATTCGTCCCGCAGTTCCTATTAGTAATTCTTGAAGCTCTTCGAATATTTCATCTAAAAACGCGAACCTTATGGACTCCTCCCACTTTAAAGCGCTTTGGCACACTTCGCTGTAAAGCCGGGCTGTTGCGACTATTGCAGTGTCGCTTCCTGGAACTCCAGGAGCGCCCCAAGCAATAGAAAATTCCTTGTTGATGAGTTCGCCGAAAGAGTGCGCAATGGCTTTTATCTCTTTCAGCTTTATCCTAATCCAAGCTAGGGAATCTTCACTGGTGACTCTAGTGCTAGGAAGTGTGTAAAGCTTCCTTTTTAAGGCATCCCAGCGGTGTAACACTGGCTCCATCTCAAACCTTAGAACTTCAGCTGTTAGGCGGTGCTCCCAAAGGTCACCCTTCTCAAGGATCAAACGCTCGGATAGGTAGCTAAGACGACCAAATTCTTCGAGATGGCGATCTTCAAACTTCTTTCTGATCAACGCAGATGTTTTCCCGACCTTCTCCGCAATAACGTGCTCATGTGCACGTTGCCATTCAAACAAAAGACCCGAAGGATATTTCGAAGGATCATCATCAATCAATTTGTGGCAGTTCCCACATAGCCAAATTGCATTGCTGATTGAGCTACGGTCAACTGAAGTCATTGTCGATTCATAGCGGGCAGAGCCTGGATTAGCTCCATAAATATGAGCAGCTTCACCTACATTGACTGAATCATGCGGATCATCCGAGGGACCACTTGTAAGGGCGCCGCAGTCTGGATTGGCGCACTGATTGGCTGATCGTCTTGCAAGTGTTGCAATGACATTTTGTTTAAATCTATCGTCAGTTGCCATGCAGATGAGCGTTTTTATGTAGAAGGAGGCTGCAATATTTTGAATTTATTCAACTAATTGCAAAGTCTTTAAAACTAATGTGAAAAGTCACAACGTCCACCCATATTTAAGCATCATTTGGGTTTGGAACCTGATTTCGATGGCCGCCTTGCCTGACAAAGGCTTTAGAGAGGCAACTAGCCTCCCTGCCCGTAAAAATTTGCGATTTACTCCCTCGCTGCAAACTCCCGCATTTGCTGACGAATCGCCGTAGGCGCAGTATCCGCAATGCGCGCGGTACGGTCCTTGCCCATCTGCCGCGCCCGCTTCCAAATGTCTGGCATGTTGATGCGAATGGTTTGATCGGGGTTCTGCTCGTTCCACTGCGCCAAGCGTTCGCGCACACGGCGTACGCCCGCCTCGTCTTTCTCAAACAATGCCTTGGCCCACTGGGCGCGAATGTCGTTGCTTGTCTGGGTGTAGAAACCCTTGGCGCGCTGCATGAAGCTGTTGCTCTCCTGCACCTCGGCCACGCTGCGTGGCTGAAACCCAATCGCTTTCCACAGTGCTTCGTCCAAGCTGGTGTCGATAACTTTGTAGCCTTTGGAGTCCTTGTAGATACCGCTGGCCGCCATGTCGGCACCCTTGGCGGCATTACGCACGGCGTTGGGCATTACCTCCATGGCGCCGCGCCCAATGCTGGCAGCATCACGGTTGATGACACCCGACGCCACCGACTTGGCACCAGAGAAGCCGCGCGCCACAAGGTCTCCGGCTGGGCCCAGCATTTCCACCATGTCGCGGGTGTTCGACTGCTTGTTCAGCAGCAGGCCAGTACCGGGAATCAGATTGCCCATGCCCAAGCGGCCAGACACATCAATGGGTGCACCGGGCAAACCAGACAGGCCCGAATCCATGAACTCGGCCAGCTCGCCCCCTAGCACTTCGCGCATCAAGTCCTTGCGCCACTGTTTGGAACTGAGGTTGTAGCCCATCATCTGGCCCGCACCATCCACCAAGTCCTCCACATCTTCCACAAACGGCATGCCACCAGCGCCACCCATGAGCATCAGCATCAACATGGCCCAGCCCACGGCACGGCGGCCGGCCGCGCGCTCAGCACTGCCGGATTCACCGGCATTCCAGGTGCGGTGCATCAGCTCCAGAAAGCTGACCGAATACGTTTTGAAGGTGAACAAAGTGCCACCGATGGCACCACGTGCCCACTGGGGCTTGTTGGCCTTGGTGTACAAAAACTGGGTTTCCACCACTGCATCACGGGCGAACTGGGCGGGGCTGTCCATACCTCGATCGCGTGCCAGCCGGTAGGCCGCAATAAAGGTGCTACGGCGGTTGAACTGCTCTGCCAACGCAAAGGGCTGGCCCCATGCCACCTTGCCTTTTTCCCAAGCGTTGGACGCCGCGGCGCGTGCATCACCCAACTTGGTGCCGTCTCCAGTGCGAAGGCCGCCAGCACCACGGGCTTGTGCCATCAGCTGGTGGATTTCCTGCGGAGACACCACGCCATCGTCTTCGGCCATCTTCAAGGCATGGGCTAAATCTGCCTCGTACTTGTTGCCGCGCTTGACCATATCGCGCAGTGCGCCGCTCATGTACTTGCTGGCCTTTGCCATACCGCCGTACTGACTGAGCCAAGGCAGCGTCACCGCAAAAGGCTGGGTCATGTTGACGGCAGCAGAAGCCAGTGAGCCACCCAGGTACTGGGCAAACAGCATGCCGCGAATGGCTTGCCCTTCTTCCTGCGGGTCTTGGATGTAGCTGCGCAGCTTGGCGGCAATCTCTCCCAGCTCGCCCTCTTCCTTGTGCTTGGTGTTCAGGTCATTGATGGCCGTTTCCATCTTGCCCGCATTCAAACCGGTGGCCGACACACGCGCATTGGAATAAACAAACGATGCCAGCACCCGGCCTACGTCATCGCTGTAGCCCAGGATGCCTTTGCGGTGAATCAGCCGCTTCATGGCCGAATGGTTGTTCTTGGCCAGCTTCAGATACTCCTGAAACGCCTTGTCCTTTTCTTGGTTGCCCTCGGCATCCAGCCCCAGCATCGAGCCAAACAGTTCTGCAGTCTCGGGCGTGATGCCCGCCATCAGCTTGTGTTTGTGCTCGTTCATGGTGCCCTGTGTGATCTTGGCATCAGGGAACTCACGGCGCATGGCCTCCAGCATCTTGTGACTGTCGGCTTTGCTCTCAAACATGCCGTAATACAGCCGTTCTCCGTTTTGGTCCAGCACATCCAAGGTGTACTTGCCAAAGCGCTGCAGCGGCATGTAGCCATGGTCCATCAGCTCTTGGGCCTTGCTCAAGGTGGTGGACAGCTGCTGCATCTGCGTTGCCAGACGGTCGCGCGTGTCGGGGTACTGCTTGGCGCGGTGCTCCAGCTCGTCGTCCAGCAGCTTCCATGCCTCGGTCAGCGTTGGGGCATCCATCACGATGTCGCGCATGCCGTCCCAGTCACGGCCCAGCGTGCGCAGCATTTCTGCTCGAGCTGTAATGTCCAGCGACTTGTCCACGGTCGCGCGGGCTTCGTCGTACAGGCTGATTTGCTGGTCATTCAGGTTGAAGAACTCTTTCAACTCTTTATGATTGAAAGCAGCACCAGCTTTAAGAATCGTGCTCTCAAACTTTTGATTGATGATGGTTTCAAACTGATTCAGCTTCTTGCCTCGGTAGGCGGCCATCATTCGCGGATCGATCTTCTTGGCGGCCAGCAGCACCTCGGCTTTCTGGTCCACGGTCAGGCCTTGGTACTTGGCGCGCAGGGCATCCATGGGCATGGCCTTGCCGTGCTGATCGCGGCCCCAGTCCAGCGTGCCGCCAAACAAGGCTTTGCCAATGGCTTGGTTGTCGCCCACAGAAATGGCGCGCTTGCGGTTCTTGCCCACCATGTCGCCCACCGTCTCCACGCGGGGAATAAGGCGCGGGGCAACCTGGGCAGCCTGGTTTGCAACACTGGCCACATCGTCAATGAACTGCTGGGCGGACTCAAACACTGGCTTGAAAGCGGGGTAACGCTCTGAAACGTGGCGCATGGTGCCCACCGTCTTGTCCCACAAGGACACCTTGCCGGGGTGGGTCAAGGCGTCATGCGCCAGCTTCATGCCCTTGTCTTTGAGGTCTGCCAACTTGGAGCGGCTGAACATCGGCGCGTCGTTGTCATTCTTTGACGCTAGCGGTAAAATCACCTCGTCGCTTTGGCTCCTGGGATAAGGAGGGCTGTCTTTGACAGTTGACGCACTGGGCCCGGTGCGTTCCCAAAGCGCTTTTTCGTTTTTGAACTGATCACGACGAATCGGTGTTGCCGTCTTAATGTCGTAAAAGTCACCGTCTGCTGCTGGTTCCAGCGAAACGATCAGCATGCCTCGCGCCTCGTTGTCGATGACAACATCCAGAGCAGCCCCCCGCCCAGAGTAGATTTTGGTAAAGCCCTTTGCCACCTTGCTCACAAAGTCTTGAACATCGCTATACCCCATTGCCACAACGTCGCGGCCATGGCGCATTTCAATGTGCGTCAATCCCCAAGCCTCATTTCCTTGCCGCAAACGAATAGCGCCAGCCTGACGACGCATAGCCTTGCCCATCTCGGCGGAAATCTCGCCAAAGTCCAGTCCACCATCAGGGCTAGAGACGAAATCATCGGGCTTGCGGGCTGAGCGACTGAGCATTGGTTTGCCTTGCTCTAGTGCCGACACCTTGCCAGCGTCTCGCGAACTTGGTAAATTGGTTGCGTCTCCTGAATTGTTTGAGCCAGATCGCCCGGATGCTTTCGCATCAGCCCTGGAAACTCGATGATTCGGGAGACTTTCTTTTGTGGAAACCCTTTTATCGTCTGCCTGAGCGATGGGGGCAGCCTGACCGGAATTTTGTTCAGGTTTGCCAGCGTATAGGGGCTGTTGTCCGGTGACAGCTGAGCGGGGTTCGCTCCCGCTCCAGATGGCCTGCTTTCCTTCCATATTGCCAAGATCATTGGCACCATTCAGAATGGTTTGAGTGTCCGCACCCAATTCATCTCGAGAACGTGTAGCGTTGGATTGCGTAGCAGAGGACTGGGTCGCACCCCCCACCGATGCACCGGGCACTTTTTCATTTCCTGCTGTGAGCTTTGAACCTCCAGACATGACATTGCCCTGAGGGCCACCAGGCACTAAACTGGCGTTGTCATCCGCTCCCGTTGGGCTGCCTCTCTTTGTAGAGTCCCGATGTGTAGCCCGATCCAGTGATGGAACGGTGTCACCGGTGGCCACTGAGTCAGCAACCAGTCTTTCTCGGGAAAGTGTAGAGATGGCCTGCGTAGATGAGGGCGTATCAATTCCCGACCCCTCATGCGCCTGACTCACCCCTAATTCAGTCTCAACCCATGCGCGGGCTGGCATCAAGTAGTTGCTGATGATTTCCGCATCGGTCAGCTTCAGGCTCTGAAAGCCGGGCACGTTCTTGCGCAGCCAAGTGCGAATAGCCGCCACGGCGCGCTTGACGAACCCGATTTCAGGCGTGCTCTGCGCCATTTCGGCTAGCACTTCCTCTGCGGCAATACGGCGATCCTGCGTATTGCCTTCACGCAAACCGTATTCACGAATCTTGGCATTCACGTCTGCTTTACGCATCGTGGCAATCTGATTCAAGATGCCATCCAGTTCTTTGCCAAACACGCCGCGCAAGCCGTGGTGGCCTAGCGACTCATGGAATAGCACCCGCGCGGCATCGTTGGGTGTTTTAAGCTGGCTGGCCAGCAGATACACCTTGCCCTGGTGATAGAAGCCCTCAGGCTCACCACTGGCGCCCCCGCTGCGCTGGTTCTGGTCAGCGCGACGCACGGCTTCAGGAATGACAGGGTCGGCCATGTCATAAGCCAGCACCACCTCAGGCCCATTGGCCCATGTCTTGCGAATGGCGTCAGTAGTCCCCTTGACCTGTGCCACCGCACGTGCGCGCGCCATTTCAGACAAGACTGGCCGCCCTTCGTTCATCGTCTTCAAGAACCCTGGCACATCAAAGTCTTGCGAGCTTTCAGCGTCTGAACGGCGAAACAGCGCTTTACCTTGAGCCTCAGCAGATGCGCTTGGTGACTTCTTTACCGCCTCCAGCGCCTGCTCCACGGGTGCATCCAGCACGATGGCCTTCACGGGCTTGCCGTCTTCGGCTGCGGCCATGGCTTGGTGGTGGCCGTCAATGATGTGGCCATCCTTCGAGACGATTACGGCGCGATCCCCGGTGGCGCCCTTGGCCTTGGCCACCTTGGTGGGTGAATATTCAGCTTGGGTAGGCTTGAGCGAGGCCGCATCTACGGTCGTGGTTTCATGGGCAATGCCTTGGGCATTCAAGTGCTTGACCAACCCGCCATGTGACTGCGTGGGCACCTGGGGCATTTCAGCGCGCGGGATACCCAGCGTCCCGGTCTCTGGCGCGAAGGCCTGCATGTCGCTGGGAGCCTCTGCTTGGGGTGCCATCACCTCCATCAAAGCATCGCGGTGCTTTGGGTTCAGGTCTGCCCACGGTCGCGTGTGCACATTGCGTTTGGCGATGACATTCATCCCCTTCGCCTGGCCTGCAACTGCTTGGCGTTCTGCAGCGGTCATCCGTGTCCAGCTTTCACTGGCGTTCAACAACCGCTGGTGGCGCGCCTCTGAACTTTCACGGGCAATCTGGCGTGCGCGCTTTTCTCCCTGCGCAGTTGCAGGCGCAGGGACTGCAGATGTTCCTTGCGTCGCAGCCTGCGCGCTATCTTGAACGCCATGGTTTTCAGTCTGGGCGGGGCCATTGTTTACTCCTTGCGCTGCTGGCTGGACAGCTTGCGTTGCTCTTGCTTGCGGCGGTTGCGCGCGGCCTTGCTGGGCTTGATCGGTTTGAGTGCCATCTGTAATTGCTCCTTGGTTGATAGCTGTTTGCGCTTGTTCCGCGCGTGTTTGAATTGCTTTCTCAAGAGCTTTGGCACGCACGTGACGTGGCCCAAGGTCTGCTGCCAGAACCTGCAACTCTTCTGTGCTCAAGTCGTCTGTTTTCTTGCGGCGCAAGGCCTTCAGGTCATGCTTGGCAGCCAAAGCGGCAGCCGCATTACCCTGCTCCTGAATAGCCAGCTGCTCGTCGCGCGCAGCTTTGGCGCGGCCTTTGGCTTCACCAATGGCTTTGATGCGGCGCTGTTCATTGGCCTCACCCACATCAGCAGCACCGCCTTGGGCTGCGTGCTCCGGCAATGGCTTGGCGTTGGGTTTGTAGTTGCGGCTGGCCCAGTCGCGTGCCTGGGCATCTGCATCAGCGGCTTCACTGTTCAACTGGTCCATGCGCTGGCCAGGGTTCAGCAAATCCAGCTCTTGCTGCAGGGCATCACGCTGGCTGACAGCCTCCTGAGTCCAGCCCGTGGCGCGCCCCTGCTGACCCAGATAGTCCAGACGCTCCAGAATCTGCTGCTCGCGCGCCTGCCCCGAAACTTCGCCCGTATCGGCATCGACACCCTCTGTGGTCTTTGCTGATTGGGTTTGCTTTGTCGCGCTCTGCGCTTGCTGCTGGGCTGCAGCTACGGCTTGGAGTTGGTCGTTCAGGCCTGAGTCCACCGCCTGCGCAGCGGCTGCACTCAGTGTTCCATCGCTGGGATTAATACCCATCGCAGCGCTCTTGGAGAGAGGCGCGGCTTGCCCCATGGGCTGCATGGTTTGCTCGTCGGCCCCAACCACCGGCTGAGCAACCGGCTGCGCCTGCTCTTGGCCTTCAGGCATGGCCTCTGGCTGTACGACGGCATCAGGTGACAAGGCCTGTGAGGCATTGGCTTCACCATTTGCATGCTCAGCCGGTGCTTGGGTCTGCGCCTGAAACCCAGCCGCAGCACCCTCTCCAGATGTTGCTACTGGCTCCGCCATACCTGAAGCGTCCGAACTATTACCCGGCACTTCAGGATCCACACGGCCCGAACGATGACTGGCCTCTACCGCCCCCAGTCCACCTCCCAAAGGAGCTGCAGCCAAACCCTCCAACGTGGCTTGTCCGATCACACCCCGCATGGTTGCCGTGTCAAAGCCTTCACCCTGCTCAGCCAGATTAGAGGCAAGCCGCTCTTGGCCGCCTTGCACCGCTTCCATGGGCGCTTCTTTGGCCACACCAAGGGCTGCGCCCTTCGCAATCCCTGTTGCAGACGCCTCTGCAGCCTGCTTGGCAGCACCAGCTCCTGCCAAGCGCCGCACTGCAGCCTCAGCACCAGTTGAGCCAGCCAACATGCCCAGCCCAGCTCCTGCCGCAATGCTGCCAAGGTTGTCACCGCCGTATGACTGGGCAACATCTGCACGCTGCTCGGCCTGCTCTGGTGTGGCGCCAGCATCTAAATGCCGCCGCTCAACCGAGTCATAGATGCTGCCTTTGACTGCGCCAGCGCCCTGCACAGCACCAATCGCCAGTGGTGCCGCACGCGCCGCCAGTTGCGCTGCAGCACCAGTGCCGCCAGTCAGTGCCGCTGCAGCCAGAGTCGGCACTACCGAACCCACGGCATTCAGCGTGGTATCAATTGGGGCGTCAGCAAAGCTGCCTGCGTAGGCCTTCACCTCTTCCCAGGTACTGCCTGAATCTTCCGCCGCCTTGATCGTCTGGGCGCGCTCCTGCTTTTGCGCCTTGCGGTGGTCAGACTCCAGCCCCTCCGCTGTCTGGATACCTTTGTCCATCAGGCGCGAAACGGTGTTGTTCGCCCCAAAGGCATCCGACACCATCTTCACGCCTTGCGCCACCCCAGTGCCCAGTGCTATGGCCGAATCCCCCGCCGAACGTGCCAGCGATGGTGGCTCTGCCTCAACCAGTTTTGCACCTTGCTTCCACCAGTCCCCAGAAGCCTGTGCAGGTTTTGCTTCAGTCGCTGTGGGCTGGATTTCAGTGGCGCCCTGCTTCCACCATTCGTTGTCTTGTGCCATCCCCGCAGAATCGGGCAATGTGCACACATGTCTTAACCCTATCCGGGGGGATGCCCAAGCGCTGCCTTTTTACTAGCCGCTCAAAGATTGCTTTGAGAAGCTTTATCTGCTTCAATCAAATTGAACCCTGAAACCTCTTTGCGCTGGGCAGTTGTAGGCGCTTTGACGGTAGACCCTGTGGCAACGTAACCGGCCACGGCTTCACCGGGGTTCGCCTTAACAATAAAAAACCCGCCGAAGCGGGTCAGTCAAAAGCCCTCTAAAGAGGGCTTTGCTATTTCTGAAATGAGGTCACCCTTGCGGCCACTCTTGACTCTCACCTTCGTCAAAGAAAGCCGGAGGCAGCGTGACTTCTCCATCATCTAGGCCCCTAATTCTTGCAGCGATGTCTACAGGAATGGGGGCATCAAAGGAAACTAGATAGCCATAAATCAGGTCGTCATCACCAGCCATCTCTTCCACACTGGGTTCCAGAGAGATGTACTCTTCATAAGTGATGCCCAGAAAGTTGGCCACCTTCTGATCGTTTTCACGGTCCATCTGCTCTTCCAGTTGCCCATTGCTCATGACGGCTCCTTAGATGCTAGGTTGTGGAAAATAAATCCTAGCAGAACAATATTTCAGGGATCAACCCACTCGTAGAGCATTGATTTAAAAGACTTGCGTATGAACTTCTTTCGAACTGCCGTCGCGCTCACCTGTCTAGCAATTATTGGCTGCACGACCAGCACCAGCGCGCCACAACCACCAGCCGAAACGCGCGAGTGCATGCAGTACCGCGCCATGATGACTGCACCAATGCCACCGGATGCTATGGAGAGGTTGCGGCTAAAGTGCTTGGAGTCACGAGGGAAGTAACCCAACAAAAAAGCCCTCTAAAGAGAGCTTTTTCATTTAAGCATCACGCTTCCCTTATCGCAAAAACTCTTGAGCCTTTCGGCTGAGACTTACCTGCACTGATGCCGACTGATTGCTAATAGCGTAATAACCCGCCTGCAAAAAATCTTGCTCCAACTGCTTGATGGCAGCATCGACTTCTTTCTCGTTTGTTAGGCGCATCCTTGGATGCTCTGCGGCAATAGCTTTCAGCTCCGCAAATTTTGATTTCGCAAACTCTAGGTGCGAGACTTTGGACGCAGGGATAGCGGAGCTGCAAGCCAAACTAAGAGATTCGTTTAACTGCGCCTTTGCTGTGTACGCTTGCTGCTCTAGTTTTTCTAGCAGAGCGCCTCGCGCTTTGGCATTAAGAAACAGCCTGCGTAGCCATTCCAACATAAAGTCACCTCCAATAGCAGGCAACATCGTAGCGCAAGGCGTCACCCAAAGAAAAACCGCGTAGGTGGCGTTTGTCCTATTGGATTTGCTTGGCTACAGTCGCCCTATGCGCCACCTCTAAGCACTACTCATCGGCAGCGGACGGTAGAACGCCTTACCCCTTTTGATACTGCTTACCATCTGGCCCAACATACACAGAGCCAGCGGGCAGTGCATTGAGTTGCTCAGGTGTAGTTACCTTCACTGGGTCATTACCTGAGCTACTAGCTCCCAAGGGCGCGCCTGTGCGCAAATCCACAAGCTCTTCTTGCTCGCCAACCACACGGCCTTCTTTGTCGAGTGTTGGCACCTTGCGCTTCATGAAGTTGTTGCTCAAGTTGCGCTCTTCGCTTTTGCCAGTCAAAGCAGTTAAGCGGTTTCGAGCCGTGCCACGCGCCTCGTCCGTCTTGGCATCAAAGTACGCATCCTGTGCATCTTCAAGTCGCTGCGCTTGCCGTGTTTGAAAGCCGCGCGTTTCTTCCTCCCCCGCTAAGCGCCGGCCATCCATCGCCAAGCGCTGTGCTGACGTACGCTCTCCCATCGCCGCGCGCGTGTTGGAACCTGCTTGCTGCATCTGCTCGCGCGCCATGCCCGCATTCAGCCCCATGGTCTGCATGTCCAAGTCTGGCTGTTTGCCTTGCGCGGCCAAGTCAGCCCGCTCCGCATCAAGGTAGGCAATTTCGCTGGGGTTCTGTCCGTGGCGACGGCCTCCCCATCGTGGATCGTTCGTGATTGAACTGGCACGTGTCCGCATGTTCTCCAGGCGCTTGCGGGCTGAATAGTCATTGCCACTGTGCGCCACCGTGGGCGCGCGAAACTGCTGCGTAGCTGCAGGCAACCCACGCGACTGCTCAGACAGAACCCGCCCCAAACTAGCCTGCTGCGAACGCTGGGCCAGCGCATCGGCGGCTGCCATGTTCTGCGCAGAAGGCAAACCGCGCGGCTGAGTTCCCGTTGTGGCGCCCACAGCACTATCCGAGTAGCTGTTGCCGCTGCGAAAAATGCCCGGTGCAATCTCACGCGCGCTCTGCTGGGTTGATGTTGGCGCGGGTGCACTGGGGTTTGCCGGTGCAGGATTGAGCAAACCTCTGCCACCACCAGCCGCAGATACCGGTGTTGATTGTGTCGATGTGGCCGGTGCTGATGCAGGTGCTGATGCAGGTGCTTGGGGTTGATTGCCCACAACACCATCCCACGCACGACCACCAGCATCCACCCACGGGCGCGTCACATTGTCCGCGGCGCTCAACACTGTGACACCCAGCCCTTCAGCTGCTGTACGAACGCCAGAACCAACGGCGCCGGCATAGTCACCGCTGTTCCAACGGTTGGACATATCTTGTGCACGGTCTGCAAAGTAAAGGCCACGCGCACTGGCTGGCGGCTGGCTTTGGGGCTGAGCGGGTTGTCTGGTGGCTGCTGGTGTCGCATCTTGCGGACGGCCACTTTCCAGCGCGTTTGCGCCAGCTCCTGCACCAGAGCCCGCGCGCGTGGCTGCAGCCAGTGCATTGGCTTGCGCGCCTTCTTGCAAAGCAGCATTCACCCCTGGCAGGGCTGCAGTTGGAGCATTACCAAGGCGCGGGATAGTGTTCGCATACGTGGTGGCACCTGGGCCCATGCCAGAGATAAAGTCCGCTGCAGGAGCTGCTTTGGCTGCAGCACCCGCCAGCAATGGCGTATTACCTACCTGTTGGGCCACCTTTGCTGCAGTCTGTGCACCACGTAAGCCCACACTGGCCACAGTGCCCATACCGCCCAATGCATTGGCAGCGTTGTTCACATTACGAGAAAGCTCCGAAGACTGGCTACCATCGCTCGGTGGAGCCTTGATGTCTACTCCGGGGATCTGGCTGATTGCGGTGTTGCGCTTTTCTTCAGCGCCGACAACTCCACCACCATTGAAGAACTGACGGGGTTCACCTTCGTGCATTTGCTGCACTCCAGGTGCAAAGCCGCGCGCAGGCAAAGGTGTGTGCGTGGCGTCTTTCATCTGCTCCAGCGTCTGCACACCAATGGCATGGACCTGCTCGGGTGGCAGCTTAAATTCCCCGTTGGACAAATTCACAGGCACATCACCAGAGCTGCCCATCGATGCCAGCTGCTGCTCCCCAATCGCCTGTGTGCTGTCGGTGGGCATGATGTAGGTGCCCTTGGCAACCTTGTCAGGGACTTCATCGGATGTACCTGTGCCGGGACCGCGCACAGGGCCACCCTTGGGGAATCGTTTCTTGTTGCTGGCGTCTTGCGCCGGTTGAAAGCCTCGCATAGAGCCTCCTTTGATAGCTTGGAGCCATTGTTGAAGCTGCCCAGCGATACCCGAAACCCTATGCAGGCATAGGTCAGGGCAGAATCAACATGGTGGTGTGTGGCGTGTCTTCGCGGGTGTCCCTGCGCAGGTCACTATCTGGCAGGCGGCCAAAGTAGGCAGTGAAAGCAGCCTCGGCCGTATTTGCGCGGTTGGGGTCAAAGTTATTTGAGTCGGGTTGACTGAAAGCCTTGTGCAAGACCCAGTACACCAAGTGCTGGTGGCTGGCGCGATGGATTTCAGGCTCGTCGCGTTCTTCCCGGATAAGCCGACACATGGGCAGTCGGTAACCCTCCAGCTGAAGAAAGGCCCCGGTCCCAAAAGTACCCACCACCCGCAGTTTGGTTTCACCTTGCACCACCCAGCGCGCGGGACCACTGAAGCTACGCCAGTTGTTGACCTCTGCCTCCAGCCAATCCCGCGAAACAATCTTCAGCTGCGTTGGCGCGCTCTGGCCCTCACTATTCAAGTAGACACTTGCCACCTCGTACAGAGACGAATGAATGCTGTATGAGTGTTCACCGGCTACCAGATTGATGCGGCAAACGGCGTCGTTACTGTCTTCAAACAGCAAACGACCGCGAATGCAGGCCTGTTCCTGAGCATCGTTAAACCAGTCCTTGACGGCTTCATCGGGCCACAAGAAAGGCTCTACGGTGTCTGCAGCTTCAGACCGAAAGCGCCGAATCAGTTCTTTGAGGTTCATGATCAAGGCATGCCGTACTGGTCAACAAAGCCCTTGGCCATATCGCGCGCCTTGGCTACACCCAGATTGCCGGGGATCTTTTGCTTGTAGGTGTCCTGGGCCCAATTGATCAAGCCTTGGCGATCCATCTTCTCCAACTGTTCAAGCAGCGCATAGCGTGCATCTTCTTTGGCGCGTTCGTCGCTTTGCTGCTGATCCTGTTTCTCCAACAATGCGGCAGTGTCGTCCTTGTTGGGCTCTTGCGAAGTGGTTGCGGGTGCAATCACAGCAGCTGCAGGCGCCTGCGCTATTTCGCTCTTGGCTGCATCTTCTTCTTGGAAAACGTCTGAATGCCGCAGAAAGCGCGCAGCAAGTGCAGACGGCAGGGCGCGAGTCTGTCCAGGCGTGAACGTCAGGCCGGTGCGGTACATACGGTCCTTGTAGGGGTCGTCCTTGCCTACGTAAGTGACTGCTACGGTGCTCTCAGTGGTCATGATTTGTGTTTCCGTCTATTGATGGACAGAGTGAGGCCGAAGCCCCACCCTGCTTATGAGCTGGGCTCTATCAGCGTGGACCCATGCGCTCGCCCTGCACCGTGAAATCGATGCGCGAGGCTTTGGCATTGGCTGCACCAGCGATGGTCAGCACCAAGTAGGCCGCTTTGGGCAACTTGACCAGCGGTTTGGCACTGTTGGCGCGCAGGCGGGCAGCAGCAGCCAAATTCAGGCCTGCACCGAAGTAAGCCGCGTCTTGGGGCACTGCCGCGTTGTCCACGCCATCAACGTACTCAAAGCCCAGCGAGCCGGTGACGTTCGCGGTCATGCCTGTAGAGACAATGGCTTGCGCGTCTTCCAAGAACATGCCCTCGGGGAGCTTTTCGAGGACAACTTTGTCGCCAACAGCCAGTGCAACGGATTGATCAGCACCGATCACCTTGCCATCCGCATCCGTTTGCAGCGTGGCACGGTAGGTAGTGAGATTGCCGTGTGTGACCATGCCGCCAAACTGCTGCTCACCGATAAATTTTTTCTTGATGGTTGCCATGTCGGCCTCCAGAGATTGGGTGAAAGGACAAGGGCCAGCCGCGCGTTGGGGCTGGCCCTTGAGTCATCAGCCGCGTGGCTTGATGATCTTGACGGCGGTATCCAGTACCGTCACACCGTGGTCGGTGAACTCTGTGTGGTCGCCATGGTCCACTGCAAAGCGGATCTTGGACATACCCAAGATGGCACCGATGGCCAGTTCCATCTTGTCGTCGAAGTCATCGCCCGCTTCTTTCCAGAAGAAGGGGATGCCCGAGTGCTCAGAGGCACCAAAAGCCATTGCCAAAGCTTGGCCGCCCAGCAACAAACCACGATCCACCGCGAACTTGTCACCAAACGATTCTGGAACCTTGCAAACAGATTCAGCTTCGTTGTCGTAGGCGGCGCAGTACTTGATTTCGTCGCCCGCATAGAAGCGGATGGGCTTGGGATTCTTGAGGATCAAAATGCCGTTCCACAGGCCCGCATCGCCCAAGAACAACGGATGATCCTTAGCCAAGCGAGCGCGCGCGCTGGCATTCGCCTGGAATGCACGGAATGCAGGGTCAGTTGCGAACTGGCTGTACTGCGCTGGCGATGCCAAGTAAACACGGATAGGGCTATCGGTGGCTGCTTGGTCGTTGTCGAACTCCACGGGTGGTGGGGGCAGCGGGATGCTGTCGCTCCACTCACGCACAGCATCCAGAACATCCATGCTCAGGCCATCGGTGGAACTGATCACCAGCTCCCCGGCATTCGCCTTCAGCTCACCAACGGAACCGGCCCCGGCTACCAAGTGGCGGTTCTTGGTGGGTGCCTTCACGGGGTTGACCATGATTTCCGCAAATTTCTCGTGCGTGTTTACAGGCACAGTCCACTCGATACGGTGGTCATGAAAGCCTCGCGCGCCCGACAAATGCACCAGCGTGGATTGATCCAAGTACTGGTTCATCAGCTTTTGACCCTTGGGACGGCCCATGCGGCGCATGTCGTAGGGGCTGCGAATCTGCGTCATGGTGTTACCCATGTCGATCACAAAGCGCGCTTGGTTCACGCGCAGACGGTCCTCTGAAAAGGACATGCCCACGCCTTTACCCTTGGCATAGGAGCTACCCATGATGGGATAGGCACCAATGGGGTTGTCCAAGTGGAAGGTAACTTCGTCACCCTTGTTCTTGGTCAGGTTGTCACAGCGCACGATGGGCATGGATGCCTTGGACTGATTGCCCTTGGCACCAGCCACTGCAGCATCCACCTTCGGCATGGAGCCGGTGAGGTGGCGCATCTGGGTGTTGCGCTGGGTGGCAGTGTGAAAAACACCGACTGCCTGCTGGATCATTGCGCCCTTGGCGCCGGATGAGACGTTGGTTTTGGTATCCACGCCGATCTCCTTAAATTTGACGGTTCAGCCATGCCTCGATCTGCGCAGGCGTCATGTCTTGTGTCGCATGCATCATTTCTTGGCCGGACATATCCGCTGTGCGGTCCAAGACCGAAGCGCCCGCAGCGTGACCACCAGGAATACTGGATAGGCTCGATGGGGGTTCGGTCTTGGTGTCCGCAATCGCGGCGCTGGCTGCTTCCTTTGTGGTGGTTGCAGCGGTTTGGTTGGACTTCGGTGCCGTCGCCTGCTTGAAGGCGTCGAAAACTTCCACGATCTGCTCGGCGGTGCCACCTGTTTCGGAGTCAAACAGACCCCAGTAGGTGGCGCGCACTGCACTGGGTTGAGCGTCTACCCACGTTTTGAACTCGGTGCTTTGGGCAATCGAGTCCGCATCGGGGTGCTTGCCATAGATGCTGTCGTAATGGGCATCCGCAGCGGTTTGCTCGCGCGCCTGCTTCAGTGGGGCCAATTCCTTGGCTACCTCGGCAAGCACCTCAGCTCGAATGCTTGCGCGTTCGGCCTGAATGAGTTGCTGGCTGTACGCCTTAATGCCCTTTTTCAAGTCATCTTCGGAGAAGTCGCCAAAGAGATCCGCATCCGCGCCCGCTTCAATGGCTTCCTCTGCAGCAGCCACCATCTTGTCGGTCTTGGTTGGGGCTTCTCCGGCAGCTGCTCGCGCCTGTGCCTGAGCCTGAAGCTCTCCCAACTGCTGCAAAGCGGCTGCTTCACGTGCGGCTAGGGCTTCGGCCTGTGCTTTCCAGTGCTGCTCACCGTTGCGGGCCTCCACCAGCTTTTCATAGGGGATGGTGTGTTTGCCATCGCGCGCCAGCAGCACATTTTTGGCGGGATCTTCCGCGCTGGTTGTGGTGCCTGCGTCCGTGCTGGTTTCGACTGCAGCAGCAGCTTGCTTGCCTGCTTGATCGTCTGTGGCGGTGGATGTGTCAACCGTTGCAGTGGTGATCGCGGGCGCGCCACCTGTTTCCGCACCAGCTGGTGGCGCGGTATCGCCCTGCTCGGCCGCCAAAGCCGCCAAAGCCTGCTCCGGCGTCAACGCGCCGTCAATGTTGGAATAGTCGAAGTCTTGTGATGTCGTCATGCCTGTACCCGCCACATATCGCCGTGGCCGCAAGGGCCAGCAATCCGGTGCATGCGTTTGTCGCGCTTGCTCCATCTGCTAGGTAATCCGTAGCGTTGTGACGCACTACGGGCTTCGCTGGGCGCTCGCGCGCTTTGCTTGAGGCAAGTGTCAAAACATGAGTGAATTTCTCTAAACCCTATACCGGGCGCACAACAAAAAGCCACCTCAGAGGGCGGCTGTAAGGTGTGGTGGTGACTAAGCCAAGTTGTCGGCTGTCGTTGGGGTCTCTATGCCATTCATCCCCTGTGGTGCATCCTGTGGCACTGGTGGGAAGCCGGGGCTGGTGTTCTGTCGCACCTCGGTGGTGGTGGCCTCTTCTGCCTGGGGCGCGCCCTCTGGCCCTTGGCCTTGGATGTAGGGGCTCTTGATGTTCATGGCCGCCGTCTCTGCTGGTGTCGGGAAATTGGGATCGTCGCCGCCTGGGTTGGGCGCTTGGTAGCCCTGGCCCTGCATGATGGCGTCGGCAATTGGCGCGATCATCGGCATCTGAGCCACCTGCGCGCCGGCCTGCATGGAGCTGAAAGCCGACTGCACGCCTACCAGGACTGCCTCGCGCACAAGCTTCTGAATCTGCGCGTCCGTCAGCTTCTCCTTCATGTCCAGCTCGCGCGCCTTCAGGTCATTGCCCGCTTCCTTGAGTGCCTGAGTCACCGCCTGCTGAATACGCAACTCCACCTGTTCAGGTGTTTCTTGGGCACCAGCAGCGCGCAGTACCTCTACCAGCTCGCGTTTGAATGGCACGTCCATCAACGAAGCCATGAGCGGCATGCACACTGCCTGGAACTGCGGTGGCATGGCCTTGACCACTTCGCCCATGACCCTAAGTTGCTGGCCGCGATAGGTTGAGCTGCTGGGCACATCCTCCAGGCCGACCATCAGCCGGGTGCGCTGCAGGTCGTTGGACAGATACGGGTAACCGTGCTCGTCAGTCTCAGGCTTATTGATGATCACGGTGCGATCAGCGCGCACTGCATCGCCCTCAATAATCACTTCTTCGACGTTCTTGCCCATGCCCTGCACCAGCATGGACATAAGCATTTCACCCACTTGGGTGCGCCCGCGCTTGAAGTTGCCCATCATGTGTGCCAAAGACTGGTTGGCCTGCTCCACCTGTGTCTGCTCCTGCACGCCACTGTTAGCGGTGCCACGCCGCCCTGCAAAGGCTCCAGCTGCTGCAGGATTGACGCGCTCGATAGCTTGACGCGCGTTCTGAAGCATTTCAAGCTGCTGGCCAGTCAGTTGGTAGTCTCGCTCCACCTTGAACACAGCACCGTTTTGCGACATCACGGCGGGGTTGAGCACAATGTCCGCATCCAGCCGCCCCACGGTACGGCGGAATTGATCATCTTCCATCGCCACTGCACCCTTGGTACGGGTGACCCGATACGCACTCATTGCCCAGCGCAATCGACTGTTGCCACTGTTCAAGGTGTCCTGCTGGTCGATCATGTTGCGGATGTAGCCGAATGGAACACGCGTGTTTTCCTCCCGGAAGCCCCAGAAGGGTACGTAGGGGAAGTATTTGTGTGCGTATGGCGTTGGGCCATCAAACAGCACGTGTGGGCCAAGCCAGTAACTGCGGCGTACCTTGGCAACCACTGCACGGCGGTATTCCACCAACTTGTTTGCAATGGCATGCACATGGGCCGGGTTGTTCTCGTCGTACTCCACCACTCGCCCGTCGCGCGCCTTCAGCACCAGCACATCATTCCAGCGGCGATACCACAACTCAGATACGCACACCTCTTTGTTGAAGGGGTTAAACCAGCGATCTTCAGAGACTGTCCAGCTGCGCGCCACATCAAAAGCCCGGTTCATGCCGGTGCTGGCACCACCTTGCCCCATGGAGTCGTACTCACTCCACCAGCCAATGCCTGCCTTGCCAAAACGGCGAATCAGCTCCGCATGCTCTGAAAACACACGCGCCAAGCGGCTGGGGTGCATCCAGCGCTGCCGACGCAGCCAGCGCGCATCGCTCAGATCATCCTCTTGGCTGGCCCAGTCCCAATGGATCTCGTTGCGGTTGGTCGCTGAACACTTGTACGGGTAGGCAAACGGGTCATCGGCCTTGCTGACCTCCACCCAGCCCAAGCCCACACCAATCTGTGGATAGAAGGCCTTGCCACAGGCATCGTCGGCCTTACTGTGTCGCTCCGCTTCATTGAGCTTGAAGTTGATGGCGTCTGCCACGTCCTGGCCGCCCGGTTGCCCGTTGGCTGTCACGCGCCAGTCTGTGCGGTTGGACTCTTCAAAGCCGCGAATGCCTTCCAATGCTGCCCCAATCAGGTTCTCTTTAGATGGCGGAATGCCCAGCTTGCGCTGTGCCTCCAGCAGCTCGGTGCGCAGTTGGTTGCCCTCGGCATAGTCCATTTCACGGTCAGCGATAGGCCGCCACTCGCGCGGCTGGTTATCGATTTCTTCATGGATCTCGCTGTATTCGGCCAGCGAAAGCGGCACATCACCATCTGGCGTGTCCACGGGATCAATGTCAGTCTGTGTGTCTCGCATGGTGTGCGTCCTCAGTAATAGGCAGGTTCCGGGGCTTCTTGGTAGCCCTTGTCGTTGGTCAGTGAATCAAGCAAGCCTTGCTCTTTGGCTTGGGCCCATTGGCGGATGGCGTCAGCGGCTTCGGAGCACCCGTTGGACTTTTCAGGTGTGCTGTCAAGGAATCGGTTATCGGCTGTGCTCCACTTTTTCTTGTAGTTGGTCAACCGTTCGATGCCTTCTTTGGTTCCATCCAGATCGAACCACGCAGACTTGATGTGCTTACGGGTCTGATAGATGCCAGTCATCAACTCGGAAATTGGGGGAACCACATAAAAGGTATGGCCTGGCAGCAGATCCATCAGCATTTCGCGCACTGAGTTGTTCGTGACACTGAGCTTTTTCGCATTTGCATCGTGTGGCAGGAAGTGCCCGCCATACAGATAGCCACGGCGCTGCAGCTCAGCGGCATAGGCGCGCAAGTCCACGTTGTGGTCTTCAAAGTAGCCAATGAAACGGTCTTCGTTGTGAAGGCGCTGCATAAACCAGATAGCGGTGCCGTCTTTGCGGCCGATGTCCCAGAAGGTGTACACCGGCAGATCCAGCGTAGGCACTTGGGTGATGCCTCCGCGCTTGCGGATGTAGGCCAGCTCTTTGGCGTAGTAGTTGCCCAGTGTGGATACCTGGAATGCTTCGGCGGGCGTGCTGGGATACTCACGCCACATCCGTTCCTCGGCACCCGGGAAGTCGTTGCGCTGCTTTTCCGCATACCAGGCACGCTGGCCTGCATCAATGGTGCTCTCGCACTGTTCTTCTATCTCGTTGAAGTAGTCGTGCAGCTCGCTGCTGATTGCTACTCCGGCAGGGTCCATGGTGTAGCTTGGGTCTTGCCACCATGCATAGAAGTGAAAACGGTACTGGCTTCGCGTCAGCTTGCCCGCCCCAGCCACCAAGGCTTGGGCGCGCTGGCACATCTTGTAGAACTCGCCGTCCGTGCCCTCGGCGGTGGACTCCACCACGATAATCCCGGACTGCGGTACGGCCTGGAATGAGCCTGTAACAACTTCCTCGGCTTTGTGTGGGAACTTCGCGCAAATCTTGCCGAATTCAGAGACGTGCAGGCGGTGGATGGTGCCGCCGCGCACGGATGTGGCCACACGAATGGAACTATTGTTGTGCGCGAACAGCAGTTCCTTGGTGCTGGCTCTGGCAAGGGGAAAACGCTCTCGGATTTCCTCGGGCAGATGGTCATAGGCAAACACCACCTTGTCGCGGAAGATGGATTCAGCAGTTTCCCGGTCTTGGGCAATCATGCCGCACCGCTGGTTGCCATTGAAAAGCGCATGATCCAGCCACATGATGGCAATCAGCGTGGTGAAACCCAGCTGGCGCGCTTTCAGGATCAGGTTGCGATGCCACAGGCGGCGAATGAAACGCTTTTGGGCGCGATTCGGCCTGAACGGCTGCACAAAGCTGTCGCCCTCGTCCAGCTCGTTGCCGTTCTCGTCCTTGGTCGGCTCGCCTTTAACAATGATCTGATACAGACACCCACTAAACAGCCTCCACTCAGGATCACGCAGGCACCGCTCTAACTCGGCCTCGTCGGTGGGCAGCTGGTTGGATGGCACCCAATGGGACAAGTGGCCGGATTTTCGACGTTTGCCGCCCTTGTCCCACTGTGTGTCGAGCTGGCTATCTACCGGGCTGGCGTGGTCAACATCGATCACGCCGTCGTCATCGGCCAGACGGCCCGACTCAACGCTTAAAGGCGCGCTGGCTTTCTGACGCTTAATCGTCTTCGCCATCGTCATTCTCACGTGGCATCAGCGTATTGGCGCGCGCTGGCTGCTGGTTGGCCTCTGGATCATCCAGCACGGGCGTAAAGCCGTTGGTGCTGGAATTGGTGATGCGCTGCAGCAGTGAAGCCAGCGGATCAACCTTCTGTTTGTTGTCTGCCTCGTACAAGCCCAAGTGCTTCCACAGCTTCTCTGCAAACGCTTCCTTGCTGTGAGTCAGCACCTGAATGCCGTCCTTGGTGCGTTTGACACCCGCATACAGCATTGCAGCTGCAGGGCTCAGGTTGCGGGTGTCTTTGATCACATCGCGTGCATAGCCATCACCACGGCACGATGTGCACTCTGGATGTGGTGGGCGCAGTGGGTTGTAGCCAATGCCGCCCTTTTCATCGAACTCTTCGTCCTTGTGCAGCTTTCCAATGCGCTGATCCACAATGTGGCGCTCACGGTCGGCGTTGAACTCAGCCACTGTGCGCTGGTACTTGAAGCCTTCGCCCCAGCAGTGACGGCAGCAGCCAACACGAATCTCAACCAGCTCGCGCTCGTCGGCAAAGGCAATCAGCCAAGCCTGTTTGAGAATTGCATCAGCTGTGATCTGCGTTCGCTCCTGCTGCTGCCTTCTGGCTTCTGCGATTGCGAGCTGCAGGTAAGGTTTGGACAGGTTCTCATGCGCCATCTGCTTGGCGGTGTCTGGGCTGTATCCGGCACGAATCGCAGCTTGGGCGCCATTCAGATCAACTAGGTATTCATCAACAAACTTCTGTTGCTTTGGCGTCAACCCTATTTGCGGTGGCTCTTTAACGCTCTCTTTTTTTACTTTTGGTACTGACTTGACCGCCACACGCTTTGCAGGAACCTTCTTGAGTGCTGGTGCTTTGGGTTTGGCTTTGACCACAGCTTTTGCGGCTGGATTCGCTGGGGTTTTACGCGCAGGCGTGGCTTTGCCTGCAACCTTCTTGACGGCTGCAGGCTTGGGTGCTGGGGTGGTCTTGCGGGGAACAGGCTTCTTGCCTGCAGGTTCTTTGGCCATGCGCGCCAATGTGCTTGTGAGCGGGCAATTGCCAAAACCCTATGCTGGGAAGTCTCAGGGCAACAAAAAACCGCCCGAAGGCGGTTGCGATGCGCTGTCTCCATTTATTCACATCAAAGCAAAAGGCTTCCTTGCTTTTCATTGACTCTGTGAGCCTTGTGCGCTTTAAGTTCACGCTCCAGCTTCTCCACCTTTGCCGCCAGCTCAGTGGCAAGGAAAAGATGCTGGTTGGTGCTCTGAATCATCACAGCTGTGGCTGCAGCCCCCATTGATAGCTCTGCCAGAGTACGCGCCTCTTGGGGGCTGAGCGTTATCACATCGTCCCCGATGTCGTACACCACGGCTCCGTTCGGTAAAACGGTTTTGCTGATCGTTCGCGGTTCTGGAAAATTCTCCACCAGCTCATAGATTCCACGCAGCAGGCGCTTTAGCTTTCCGTCATCCACCAGCGTGCGCAGACGGTCATCGACCACTGACAACTTCAGTCCCGTCAGCTCTGCCACTGTTTCGCGCGTGGCAATTTGCTCCACAGCTCGAAGCTCACGCACAGCCTCAAACACGCGCTGTTTGCTGGGTATCAGCTTTGCAGGTTCTTCTGCGTGCTCTAGGGTGTTTGTGTCTTGCATAAGTGCTTGCACCTTCATTCTTTCCACAATGGCAAATTCTTGGGCCACAGTCCCGCGTCACGTATAGCTTTGCGGGTGGCTGCGGCCATGGCGCGCCCTAGTTCCACGTGTGCATCACGCCCACCATCAATCAGGCTGTACTGGTCAAAGGCGTAGTGGCAGCCTTGCTGCCCCATGTCGTCCACACACAAAGGCATGGCGCGGCGGTCATCCACCTTCAGGCCCATGCCCTTGCCTTCGTTCTCATGGGCATGGTTACTGCGGCCCTCGCGCCCACACCAGCAACAGCGCATGTCGGCAACCAAGCGGCGGTAGCCTTCATGGCGAATGGCGCATTCCTTGACTATGGCCGTGCAGCTGGGCGCGTCCGTGCTGACCAAGGCAGCCACACCGACCAGCGCCACCAGCTCGCGCGTCTCGCGGGCACTAGCCATCTGACGGGCGGCGCGGGCAGCATGGCGGTCTTCGTC